CACCAGTTCGGGTATATTTTACAGATTAATCGGACTCTAGGTCATACTCCCAAAGTTAAATGTAGCGGATTTACTACACTTTTCTTATACCACAGAATCGTCCAAAACTTCTTTTAACAGACTGTCCATGACATCGATCAGCATATCGAGACGAAGGCTCATCTTATCCTCGATAGCCATTCTCAATCGCTTCTCGATCGGGGTATTGGCGAAGATCCTATAATAGTCACAGACATGCTTTTGACCAAGTCGATGAATACGGTCCTGCTGTTGCAGATACACCTCTAGACTGAAGTTCATACTGTAGAACACTTGGGTGTGAACTTCTGGAGCAATGTTGGGGAATACTTCGATCTCAGAGTCTTCCCATTTCTCCATAGTCGTACCGAGAACCGTAATACCGTAGTTAACCGACTTTGCCTGACACACTAACCAACTGATGCCGGGGTCATTGTTAAACTGGCGAACCTTCTCACCGGTTTTAGATTCCCCGCCTTTGATAGTCAGATAGGTCTGGCCTTCAGCGTCAAGCATCGCTTTGATCTGTTGATATTCAGCTTCCATGTTGAACCACACAATGGCCCGTTTACCACTCAGAGTATTAGTCAGTAATTCTTTGAGAGCCTCGATCTTCGGATTTCTCTCAAAGAAAAGCGTAGTTCTCTTCTGCTTCTTTTTAGGTTTTGTATTTTCTGCCAAAAGGTCATTGATTTCTTCTGTTTCTTCTTCCGGGGGAGTGTGGTACAGGAATCCGTTAGAGATCTGATAAAGCTTGCTCATCATCACTAATGGATTCTCCACTTCTACCATCGTCCCTTGAAGCTCTACAACGTAATTCCTCATGAGCCCATAGTAGGCTTCTTTTTGTTCAGGGCTAATCTGTACGTAAACGTCATTAAAACGCTTCTCAGGCAGTTTTAACCACTTCTCCTTAGTCATGACTATACAACATGATTCAAGGATGCTACGGGCCTCGTCTTGGCCTTTAAAGGCTACAATCTGATTACGCTTACGTCCATCACGGTTAACCTCTACTTTGACGGCGTGTCTTTCTTGGAAATTATAAAAGCTTCTGCCGACAAGACTAGGTTCAATAAACCGTACAGGGCAGAATACGTCCATTATCGAGTTATTGATCAAAGTTCCTGAGCCACCACAATGATAGGGAATTGTTTCTCCCAGTTCTGTGAGGTCATTCGTTCTGCTGGTCTTAGGGTCCTTAATCAGGAACTCATCCAAGTGAATGAAGTCGAACCCTATAGATTTCAGTTTGTTCTTGAACATCGAAGCCTTGGTGTAGTTCATGACCGTAATATTCGTAGACATGATACCACTGACTTCACTTTCCCAGTCTGTAGTCTTGACTGCGTAGATGCTTAGGTCAGGTCTGTGGACTTTGACTTCGTCTTCCCATACGAACAAAAGAGGTTTAGGGCATACTACTAAAACCCGGTTGAAATTCATGAGTTTGATGTAATCCAGGACCACTTTGCTCTTACCCATGCCCGGGTCGAGCAATAGTCCCCCACTACCCACGGTATACATGTACCGAAGAGCAATCTTCTGGTAATCCATAGGTTCAGTGAAGAACTTGAATGACTCAGGAAGCTCTTTTAATCTGAACGGTTGATTCATGAAATCGAACACGTCCTGGTCCACGTTCAACTTACAACGACTCTTCTTAAGCCGTTGAATGATGTTGAAAAGAACTTGGCTTTTCGCCGCTATATAAAAGTAAGGCCCTTCTCGAAGAAAGGCCGGGTACTTGCTCAGGAACTTGTATTCGTTACCGTTTTCATGCTGGAATAGGATCTTGGTTTTGTCCCGTGTGAATGCTACTCGCATAATTCTTTAGATCCTCTTTGGTCAAGCCGATGCTTTGTAACAGCAGAATAACGTCTTGACTCTTCAATTTCAAACTAGTGAAACGTCGGCACATGTTGATGACCGACTCCATGTTGTCCGTGTCGAATTCCCAAACTAGGGAAATCATGTAGGCGTTCTGTTGCCAGAACTGGGGACACTCTATATCTATGAAGTGTTTCTCTCTAACGTGCAGACCCCCATCGAGGTCCATATAGCAATATCCCTTCATTAATGTCGCCATTCATTACTAACGAGTAGTGTACCATTCAACAAGCCGTATGCTGTCGCGAAGGATGGGTCGATAGAATCCGTGAGGTGTAATAGTTCCGTCTTATCCTTACAGCGTAGCACTACGATATCATTGTTCAGGCTTTCTTTTTGGTCACGGGTTAATCTCGACCAAAACTCAGGACCTTTGGACCCTAGATTCACATCCAGGAGGATGACCACGTATTGGTTCATCCAAAGCCGTGCTGACCAGTACTGAATCAGGTCTAAGACGCTGAATCCATACAGTTTATCCCCGGCGGAAACCGATGCTTTGATCAAGGCTTCATCTTCCCCAACCATTTTCCAATACGCAGGAAAACTGTTAAAATCTCTGGAAAATAAAGTACTGTGGTATTTGCCTCGTTTTTCCTTGGAAACCCAAGGCCAATACCGGATTATCTCATCCCCGTGATATTTGTAGGAATATCCTAAACGATTTAATTTCATTGACGATTACCGTGATTGCTGTTACAATGACGTAATTGTATCACTTCTTTACCCGGAACACAACCTAAATATGACTACTCCCGCTTTCGTACCCCAGGATTCCAGCTCACTGACTACAATCCGGTACTACACTCCGTTTGATACGTATTACTACTCGGTGGATAACCGTCCGCTGGAAGACATTGCCTCTAACCTGACGACCATTTCGGAAGGCGGCGGGGATAGTGGTCGCCGAGGCGTTCTCCTGACTCAGTTGGCTTTGGCTGAAGTGTTCCGTGCGTTCGGTTCCAATGAACGGGCCAACACCGTCGGTTACATTACAGGCCTGGATGTGACGACTCCCGGCTCCAACACTATCCGCGTTAATCCGGGTGCGTTCTATGTCAAGGACCTGATTAACATGTCCAATACGACCAACATCTACAAGCAAGCTTTACTGTTGAGCGTACAGGACTTTACTGCTACCCCGCCGACCATCACGGGTAACAGCATCAACTACCTGCTGCAGATCAAGAATACCACGCTGGATACTTCGAGCATGGCTACTTCGGCTCTGCCGTATGTGGACGCCACCAATACGTTCCTGCCGAGTGTTCTCCTGAATGGTGAGCTGGCGATTTCGATCAAGGCCGGTACTTCTGCAGTTACAGGTAGTCAGGTTACTCCGTCTCCGGACTCGGGTTGGACCCCATTGTACGCAATCACCGCGACGTACGGTTCGAGTGTACCTACGATTACTTTAGCAGCAAACGCACCTGCTGCACATCGTCTGAACCAAGTCGTTGACTATGAATATCCGGTTGCCGGTGCAGCTACTAAAGTGGACATTGCAGGGGTTCCGGTTGCTTCCCTACCGGAAGGGTCTCAGACTAGCATTGCTATCCCTCTCCCGGTCGGAGCTAACAGTATCAACCCATTTGCACCCGTAAAGATCACCCTGGCTTATTCGACGAGCATTGCTAACGGTAATGTGGCTCTCCAAGCCAAGTATCTGGCCCTCGCCGCAGGCGCAAGCACTGCCGGCTCAGTTGTTGCTCTGACTGAAGAGACTATCCCAGCCCCAACTACGGCTAACACGATTGCTACAGTGACCCTTACGGGCATGGTTCCCAACACCGCCTTTGCAGGGTTTAGCTCTGGTAATTGGACCATCACTGCGGCTAAAGTGTTCTTGACCTTGACCCGTAATGGTGTTTCGGCTGCTGATACGGCTACAGGTGCTTTGCTGATTCACGACGTCATCATTTCTCAGTAATACCTGCATTCCAAAAAAAGAAAACCCCGTATTAACGGGGTTTTTTGTTTCTATCGTTTCATCAACGTTCGACAGAGTTTGTATATCTGCCTTAGAATCGGGAGAATCTTGTGGCAATCTTCCTCGGATTCCACAGGGAGTCCTTGACCTAACTGTACAGTAAGTCCAGTGAATCGTTCGACGATAGAACCCCGCATATTCTTCATGACCATATACGCTGCGGTGTCGTCAATCAGGGTCTCAATCTCCGTCAAAAAATTAGGACGTATCAGGGGATGGGTATGCAGATACCAAAGCTCAGACGCGGGTACGTAAGAGTCGGAACCTTCGAAGTAGCTTTTAACGCCTTCGTTTTTAAGCGTGAAATCTAGAGTTGTCATTGCGGGGCAGACTAAAAGAAAAAAGTAGTTTATCACAACCAGCCCCGGAAATCCAGGGCTGGTCGTTGAAATTAGACTGAGTGCGACTTATTAGCGTGGTTAACCGTCTTATAAGTGGCATAAGCTGTTACGATAGTGCCAATGATGGCACCCGCCGCTACAGCACAGTTAGCTATGAAAGCGCTGCGCTTTTCTTTAGCAATGGCTTTCTGAATCTCCATTTGATTATTGGAGAATTCATGGATTTGTTCTTTCGTAAGACACACTTCTTCACGATGAGAACCAGAATGGATTTCAGCTGAACCTGTACGTAGATTCACATCCATAACTGAATTATCACCGGTGCGACGAATCTTACCTCGTATTCCCGAGAGGGCTTCTTGCCAATCATTTGCGATTTTCTTGTTCTTAGACATATGCTTTTCCTCATCGGTTTATCAGTTAATCGAAAGAGATACGAGTGCAATGCAGACGGAGCCCCTTTTGGGGACTCCGCCTTACGTCAGATTAGACGCTTGCAGAAGGTGCTTCTTGGGTGCTGGCGATACCGGCTTGGTAGCCAACATACGCTGCACCAACAACTGCTGCGGCAATGCCGATCGGCTTTGCGGAAGCCTTCGTCAGTTGCCAGGCCTTGTCGAAGAAACCGATTTCGTTGTTCGGTTCGCCGGCTTGGATGACAGTGTTTTCTTTGGACATTTTGTTTCTACCTTATAAAATGTGCGGAGTGCACGGTTCTAATTACTGCATAGGGTATCTACTGACTACGATATGTAGTTTTTGGATACCTAAACAGTCGTTACTTTCCGTCAGGTCTGACGGTAGCTTTGCAAGCATACTACTCTTACATTATTCTTATACCAAATTGGAAATCCGGAATTGAATAATGCAGAGGTAATTAAGCAGGTTTGTTAAACCGAGTTACGTTTGCTGGACACGTATTGGCCAGCTTTGTAACCAACCACAGCGCTGATACCGATGAGCGCCAGAGCTCTCACCGTGGTGAGAGCGATCTGTTGCCACAGCGGGACCTTACGGTCTGCGAAGTACCAGAGAGGCAGGCCTTTGTCTTGCACCAGCTCAATGGTTTCTCCTACCGGAGTTACTCCTGCGAAGTCTTCGGCGTTTTGGATGGCCAGGATGGAGCTCAACGCAGCGATGGTCGAGAACACATCTTCGTCTTCGCATTCTTCAGCTTCCAGAACCTTCACCATCAATTCGATGGTACGAGACGGGCTCAGTTCGTACTGAAGAGTGCCAGCTGCGTAGAGCTGCGATACAACATCAATACCGAGGTTGTCTTCCTTGAACTTACGGATGATCTCTTCGGCAAAGTCTTTTTCGTTTTCAGTTACTACCATGGTACGTCCTCCCAGTTGATGAAAGTAGGCTAGCTATTCCTACATTATTCTTATACCAAATCCGAGACACCATATTGAAGCTATGCCTTTAAACACTTGACAAGAAAGGCCATTTAACCTAAAATAGGCAGACTTGTTCAGGACTCGCCTACATGACTATTACGTATCAGCCCCCACTGACCCCGGGCTATAATTCAATCTCCGCCATCCCAGGCCTTGGCGGTAGTAATTTAGCAACTACCAGAAGCCCTTTCTTCACCGCGGCTAATCAGTTCATCCCGCGGAATCTGCATGATGTTATCCGTTGGGCTCGTTACATTACGATGCAAAGCCCGGTTTCCACCGAGGTTATCCGTAAACTGGCTACATACCCGATCACTGATTTCGTGGTGGATACCGAGAAACCGGCTAGCAAAGTCAAATATGAGGAGATCTTCAAGAGCTTTAAACTGAAATCTACGTTGCACGACATCGGTTTTGATTATCATACGATGGGTAACGTCTTCATTTCCATCTATTTCCCGATCGTCCGAAACCTGATCTGCCCGACCTGCGATTCGGTATTCCCAGCCAAAAAGGCGGACTTCGTTAAGTTTACCAATTTCCAATTCGAAGGTACCTGCCCAAAATGTGACTGTAAAGGTATCTTCAAGCACAAGGATGTCAAGAGCCTTAGCATCCCGGATATGAACCTGATTAAATGGGATCCTCTGAACATCTCCGTTAATCACAATCCTATCACCAACGAATACGACTACTACTACAAGATCTCTAACGAGGTTAAGCGTCGCGTAAAACAGGGGGATCGTCTTTTTGTGGATTCTATGCCGTGGGCTTTCATTGAGGCCATCCGGAATAACCAGGACTTCAAGTTCGACAACAACAACTTCTTCCACATGAAGAACATGTCGACTGGCCAACTCCTGGAAGGCGTGAGTGTGCCTCCGCTGATTTCACATTTCGGACTTGTGTTCTATCAGGCGTCCCTGCGTCGTGCCAACGAGGCGATCGCTCAGGATTTCATGTCTCCTATGAGAGTTGTTTACCCCCAACCTCAGACGGGCAACAGCGACCCCGTAGTAGCATTGAGTATGAAGAACTTCCAGGCCCGTATGACTGAGGCCTTCCAGAAACACAAACTGGACCCCAGTCACGTCGTAGTGGCTCCGGTGCCTATTGGTTACGAAGCTGTTAGTGGTGAAGGTAAAGCCCTTCTCATCACCTCTGAACTCGAGCTGGCCGAAGAAACCATGCTGCTGAGCCTGGGTGTTAGTAAAGAACTACTCACAGGTACTACGAACTGGACGAGTTCTACCGTCGGTCTTCGTATGCTTGAAAACACGCTTCAGACTTACACAGGTCAAGTCAACGATCTCCTGGATTGGGTGATGGACCGCGTGGCCCGTTATCTCGGTATCGAAGTTTGCGAAGTCAAACTGACACCATTCAAGCTGACAGATGACGACAACCTCCGTGAAGTCCTGCTGAAACTGTCTTCGGAGGGTAAGGCCTCGGCTAGTACCCTGTACGAATCGTATGGTATGGACTACGATAGGGAACTGGAACGTATCCGCGAGGATGCCGTTGCAGAAGCTGTTAATCAGATCAAGGCTCAAATGGAAGTCGAGCGTGGCCAATTCATGGCTGCCAAAGAAGTTGCCGAGAAGTTCGACAATAACTCGGAATACAAGGCTGCTCTGGGTAAAGCTCAGATTATCGCTGCCGAAATCAAGGCTATGGATCAGGGCACTCAGCTTCAAGTCATGAATCAGCTACAGCTCGAAGACTATGCAATGTTCCTGCTGGTCTCCCGTATCCTTGACCAAGCAAGCGAAGCTGACCACGCCCAGGCTATGCAAGAGGCTGAGGTCAATGCAGCTGGTCAACCCGCTGAACCACAACCTGGCGAAGAGAACGAGAAAGTTCCCAAGAAGACTGACTCCGCTAAGAATCCCTCTAAACCTAAGACAAGCAAGGAATAAGCATGGCTGCAAATGAAGTTCGAGCCGCGATTGAGGCTCAACAGCTCAAAGGTATCACTAAGATGGATCCGATCTCCCTCCCGGGGTTTGGTCCTTCTGCGGAAACTGAAACCGATCTTAACAAGTATCACATGAGATACACTAAGATCGACCTAGACGATCCCGCAAGCATTGCTGAACTGGAAATCCTGGAGACCCGTGCCATTCACAATAAAGGCGTGTTTATCATGAGCAAGGAGAAGTACAACTTCATGGATAAGCTATTCATCGTCGTGGGTTACTTGGAACAAATCGTTGAGGCCCCAAAGACTCGTAGCGGTCTCCTCGAAGAAGTGAACCGTGCTGAACTAGCCTCCAAAACCTAAAATACAAGCACCATGCCAGCTGATAACAACTCTATTTTCCGTATCTTTTCGTCGCCTGAAGAAATCTCCAAGCGTGTAAACGTGGTCCTGTCGAAGGGCCTTGCTAGCCAGTTCCCGGTTGAGGGGAAAACTCACAAGCTTATCATCGATAATGTCCGTGCTGAGCCGAAGTACTTTACTCGCAAAGACGAGAAAGATGCGATCCTGAAGAGCAAGAGCCTGACCTATCCGATCAAGGCTGATGTCAAGCTGGTGGATAAGACTACTGGGGAAGTAGTAGACGAGGCTAAGAATTACACGCTGATGGACTCATTCCATCTGACGGATAAGCATACGATCCTCTACAAAGGCAACAACTACAGCGTTGCTAATCAGCTGCAACTCCTGCCGGGCGTTTATACCCGTAGTCGTGAAACCGGTGAGCTGGAAAGCCATTTCAACACGGGTACTGGTCGTAGCTTCAGCATGGAACTGGATCCAAAGACTGGTCTGTTCTATATCAACATCCTGTCGAGTAACATCCTTGCCGCACCTATCCTAACCAAGGTATTCGGCATCGGCCCGAAAGAAGTCTCCGGGTACATTCCTCCAGAGGTCTGGGATGACAATCTCAAGGCGGTCAAAGGTGACGAGGTCAAAGTTCTCAGTAACCTATACAAGCGCCTCGTGTCCACCTCCAAGCAAAAGCCCGGTGCTTCCCCGGAAGAGATGGCCGCTCAGCTCCGTGAGAGTCTGGAGTCTAGCCAGTTAAGCACCAAGACTACTCAGTTTACTCTGGGTAAGCCTTTGGCATCCATCACCCACGAAGCTATTCTTCGTGCGATGAAGAACCTTGTCGACGTTCACTCGAAGAAGCGTCCTGAGGATAATCGAGACAGTCTTCAGTACAAGCGTGTACAAAACCTGCCGGACTTCCTGAATACCCGTTTTGAGAAAGAACACCAAGTCGTCCGTGCTGTTAAGTCCAAGATCGTTCGTGATCTGGACCGCATGGATAAAACAAAGCCTACCGTTCGCCAGGCCTTAAGCAGCAAACCGTTTAACAAGTTCTTCAGTGATTATGTCATCAAATCCCAGTTGGCCTCTACGCCGTCTGAGACTAACCCGATCGAGAGCGTCGAGAACGTTGCCAAGGTAACCGTCCTTGGTGCAGGTGAAGGTGGCATTAGTAGCGATCGCGCCGTTCCTATGGCCGCTCGTGATATTGATCCTAGCCATCTTGGTATCATTGACCCCAGCCGTACTCCGGAATCAGGTCATGCCGGTATTGACCAACGTTTTACTGTTAGTTCCAAGCGTGACTCCGAAGGTAATCTCTACGCTCGGGTTCTGGACAAGAATGGTAAACAGGTATACCTCTCTGTTCAAGAGATGATGACCCATACGATCGGTTTCCCGAGATTCGAACACAACAAAGTAGGCACGTCGTTTCCGGTTAAGAAGGGTTTCAAAGTACAAGCCCAGGTTAACGGTGAGTTCAAGGAAGTCGACAGTGGTTCGGTAGACTACTGGCTGGCAGACGGTACTGACATGTACACCGTCACCACTAATCTTGTGCCGTTCCTGAACAGTAACCACCCGGGCCGTTTAACTATGGCCGGCAAGGCTATCCCTCAAGCCCTGAGCCTGGTGGACCGTGAGGCCCCTCTGGTACAGACTGTTAATCACGCCGGGGAAAGCATCGTTAAGTCCCTGAGCCGCGTGGTCAGTACCCGTAGTAACGTTGCTGGCGTAGTCAAGAGCATTGATAACAAAGAAGTCGTTATCCAAGGCCACGACAACAAGATCTACAAAGTCCCGGCCACCCGTAATCTGCCGTTTAACATGAAGGGATTCATGGACGATGAAACCCCGCTCGTTAAAGCTGGGGATAAGATCACTCCGGGAACTCAGTTGTACGATAACAACTACACTCGTGACGGAGCCCTGGCTTTGGGGAAGAACCTCAACGTTGCTTACATGCCTTATAAGGGCTACAACCACGAGGATGGCTTGGTTATCAGCCAGAGTGCTGCTGAAGGTTTGAGCAGTCACCACTCCTACAAGTTTGACTACACACAACAAGAATCGACGGTTCTCAAGAAGAGCCTGCTGTCTCGTTATTTCCCGGGTCGCTTTACAAAGCGTCAGTTGGACAACTTGGACGACAAAGGCTTCGCCAAGGTCGGTGTTAAGCTCCAAAACGGAGACCCTGTTTTTATCGCCATGGAGCGACGCGAACCGACTCCTGAGGATAAGATGCTCGGACGTCTTCACAAGACGCTTGTAACGCCTTACAAGCCCGTTAGTGAGATATGGACTCACGACGAGGTAGGAGAAGTTGTGGATTCGCATACCGATACCAAGGATATGCGCATCCTGGTTCGTTCGATCAAGCCTCTGGAAGTCGGTGATAAGCTGACCGGTCTGCATGGTAACAAGGGGATTGTCTCTCTGATTATGCCTGACTCAGACATGCCTTACATCAAGTCGACAGGTAAGCCCGTGGATATGCTGCTGAACCCAGCTTCTGTGACCAGCCGTGTTAACCTAGGTCAGATCATGGAAACGGCTGCGGCTAAGATCGCTCAGAAGACAGGTAAGCCATATCTGTTAAAGAACTTCGGAAAAGCTAACAACGTAGCAGACATCAACAAGGAACTCAAGGCTCACGGCATTGAAGACTCAGAAGAGATGGTGGATCCGAAGAACAAAACTGAGCTCGGCAAGGTTTTGACTGGGCCTCAGTACATGCTGAAGCTCTACAAGACCTCCGATCAAAACTGGTCGGCTCGTAACACGGGAGGTTATGACAATACCCTTCAACCTACCAAAGGCGGTGAAGAAGGTTCGAAGAGCGTCGGTTTCATGGAAGCTCTTGGCCTGCTTGGTAGTGATGCTCGCAAGAATCTGAAGGAAATCTCCACTCTTAAATCGGAAGACAACTCTGAATACTGGAACAAGTTTGTTTCAGGCCAGCCTTTGCCGAAGCCTAAGACGACGTTTGCAACCCAGAAATTCCTGGACTATCTGACTGGCTCAGGCATTAAAACATCTATTAAGGATGGTAAGATTACTGCCACCCCGTTGACTGACGCAGACGTTCTGTCGATGAGTAATGGGGTTATCAACGAACCAACCATGATCTCTGCGAAGAATCTGGAACCGGAACGTGGGGGTTTATTCGATCCCACAGTCACCGGTGGTATTCGAGGTAACCGCTGGGCTCACTACAAGCTAGCAGAGCCTATCGCTCATCCCCTTATGGAGCGTCCGATCAAGAGCGTGCTGGGACTTAGCACAAAAGAGTTCGAAGGCATTACTAACGGAGTTATAGGAGTTCATCATGCTGGTAATGGGGTTTTCCAGCTTCGCGATGTTGGTACAGGTAAGCACATCAAAGATATCAATGTTAATTCATCTACCCCTGTGGTAGAGGAAGAGGCTCCTGAGCCCGAAGAGAAGATTGAGGTTTAATTGTGAACCAAGAAACTCTCCAAAAGATAGGACTCTCCGCGGATAAGATCAGCAAGGTCTGTACGGCGGTAGTCCTCGTGTTGGGTGTCGTTGGTACTTGCCTGACCCAGGTTTCTGATATCTGTAGAACTTACTCGGATAAGAAATGACTAATCGTTTTCTTAAGAAATTGGCCAGTATGGCGTTTAGCGACGCTATGGTAGGGGAATCGATTCCTGACTCCATGAAGAGGAAAGCAGTTAACTCTTATCGAGGTATTCACTACGACGGTATCGTTGTGGATGAACTGGCACAATTGTGTAAGACAGTTTGTAAAAAGTATGAATTCAATCTAAAAAATGGGTTCGACCCGATCGTAAAATAAACCATGTCCGACAAAGAACTCAAAATCCTCACCGGTGGAAACGCTCTCGAAGCAATGCTCAAAGAGGTTAACACCGAAGATCAGCTCAAGCACGCCAAGAAGGAAGTGCTTAACGTTAAGAGCGCCAGTAAGCGTGATGCACTAGTAAAACGTGTTAAGTACCTGGCGGGTTTAACCAAGACTGGCCTTAAGCCGGAAGACGCTTACATTCTCCGGAACATGCCCGTTGTTCCCCCGTTGGTTCGTCCGACGATCAACACCGGGGGTAACCGTATCGAATACGCAGATGTGAACAATCTGTACAAAGATCACATGATCGTCAATACCCGTCTGGAAAACGCCAAGGACTTCCTGCATGACGTTGACCTGGCAGAGGGTCGAAAGGATCTGTACAACGGCGCTAAGGCCGTGTTCGGCATGGGGGAAGCCATCACCGGTAATAGCCGTGGTAAGCAACTCAAGGGTTTCATCAAGCAGATCGCCGGTGAAACTGGGCCTAAGGGGGGGTTCTTCCACTCCAAGCTGTTGTCTAAGAAACAAGACTTCTCTGGTCGAGCTACGATTTACGCTGAGCCTAATCTCGGCTTTAACGAGGCAGCTGTGCCCAAGGATATGTTGTGGACCATGTATGAATACCACATTATCCGTGACCTAGTGAAGAACGGCTATCCCTATGTTGAGGCTAAAAAAGCGGTTGAGCAACGCACTACTGCTGCTACCGGTAGCTTTAACAAGCTGATCAAACAAATCCCGATCATTATGAACCGTGCTCCAACTCTGATGAGAACTAATATCACGGCTCATTACCCGGTGCCTATCGAAGGCAAAACCATCGGTGTCAACATTCTACACTTGCCGCTTTATGCTGGCGACTTCGATGGAGACGCTTTGACCGTACACGTTCCGATGACACCAGAGGCGATAGATGAGGCCAGAAATAAGCTTCTGCCAGAACAACATATCTACGATTACCGCAAAGGCCAAGGCGCAACGATGGTAGCCCCAGGCCACGAAGCTATTCTTGGTTCTATTCACATCACAGAACCTGATGTAGAACAGCAAGCCATGAACTTCAAAACAGAAGAAGAGGCCCTGGCTGCGCTCAAGGCCGGTAAGATCAAAGAGAATACCCCGGTTAAGATTGGTTAACCAAGTTTTAGTTCCCAACGATCCATGCCGCAGTTGTAGATACGGTTAAATCCGTTCTTGCGGCAGTTCTCTAACTCGGTAAGGCTTGGGTCAAACGCCTTCATGACCCCCTTCGTCACCAGTCCAGGCAATCTGGACTTCATAAAGTACTGACGATCGAACCGGTGTCCGGTCTGATTGGTGTAGTAGTAACTCGGCTTAGTGCTACCGGTTTTACTGAACCCCAGTTTTATATAGAGATCTCCAGTTGACCAACGACGATCGGAATAGCTTACCAAGTTAGTGATCGCAGGGTGAAGTCTGCGGAAGTGTTTGAGTATCTTCGGTAGTCCCCCGGGAACTTTGCACTTAGCAGCATAGCGATACAGCTCTACTTCGTCATCTGACACCGCGTTACCAAAGCGTAGCTTCCCGAAGGACGCCGCGGCTACCAGGTCCCCATCAAGGAATAGGCCGTAGCAGAACTTCTGGTTGGGCACTGCACCTTGGATGTGGAACTGCTTAAAGAATTCCTTAGCTTGGTTGTAAGGAACTTCCGCAACGATGGTCTTTCTAGTATTGACCTTGGCGGAAATATCTTTACCCAAGATGTGAGCGATCTTAGCCTTTGTTAGTTCTTGGTTATGATCCCATTCATCGCTGAATACATGGATCAACCGGATACCACGTTGCTCACAACGGATAGTCTTGTCCAGATGATAGCTTTCCCCCTTAAATTCATCCGAGTGATAATATACACCATCGAATTCAAAAGCCAAATTTAGCGATGGAATGTACACGTCTAACTCCATCGGAGGGATGATGTCTCGAACATTGGTCTGGATATCAAATCCCAGGCTACGAATATACTCAGCCATGTCCTGCTCACCTTGGCTGGTACCTGAACCCGAGCAGACCGTGCAACAGACTCCACGAGTGGTAAGCCAGTTAAACTTTGTAGGCCAATCACCGTGATCCTTACAGTTGAGGATGATGTAAGACTTGTTACTGGTGTAATCGCTGACGTCTTTGATAGAATAACGTTCATCCGTGATCATACTTTGGATACGGGCTATTACGTCGTCGTGTGCCTGTCTGAAATGATCATGGGCTTTCTTCTTACCACATTCAGGACAGCCAGACTTGTTATGCATTGCATTGCCCGGGTGCATCAGGAATGGGCCGTGCTGTTTACAGATAACCTTGACGGGGGTAGACCTATCTACGTAAGAGACTTCACTGTAATCGAACGGTTCACCGGTGACGTCAAACAAGTCGTCTTTAACCTTGGACACAAATTCTTCTGTCGTATAGCGTTGGGACATACGTTTAGTCTCATACCCGCAATGTCGACACCCACGACCGTGTGCAACGCTGTCATACATAGAACTAAATGGGCCATGTTTCTTACAGATGATCGTAACCTTGCTCCTGGCGTTGACGTATTTAAACTCGGACCAGTCGAAGTCCTTATCGGCATGAACCGCCTGTAGACGTGCCAAGGCCTGGTCGTGAGTAAGAGCGGTCGTAGGCTTACGGCCCTTGCGGGTATCAGTAGGTTCAGCGGTAGGATGAATCGGAGTAATCATGGTTAGTTGCAGTCAATCTGGGTTGTCGATGATTCTATTATAACACCAGATTTAGACGAATGCAACTACTACAACCTTCCCCAAAATTCGGGAGATATTGACGGTTATTCTTACCAAAAAAAGCCCAGACGAATCTGGGCTAAACCTGGAGGACACCAGGCGGACGAAACTATTTCATGAAAGCGAAGGGGTGAAACTCGGGAACACACGCAGCCAATAGCTTGTCTTTATCACCCTTGGTCATCAACCCCTTCCCAGATAATATAGAGTAATCCCTATTAAAGTGTATGCGATACAAAAGGGAGGAACAAGTCATTATCGGACCCATCAGATCTAACGGCATCGGCCCTCCTTTATGACATTCTCGGAGATCTGAGTTCAAGTCCTCTTCCGATAAATACATCTCGGGGGAATCCATTACTTGGATAATTTTATCCGTGAGGCTGTTCAGAAAATCTCTCCAGGTTTTAACGTTTGCCACGTTTATCCCCTTTCGCCAACTGTGGATACTGAGTTTCACGACCGATATCCGGAGGCGTAACACTGCCGATCTTCGCAGTTGTCTTTTTGCTCTTCCAG